GTTTAACAAATACCGTTCATTCAGGGTATTTTACCCACGATAAAGTATTGGATAAAATTGATAAGTTATCTGATAAATTTTTATTTGTTTCTTTCCCATATGATGCGGAAACTGAAGTTCACGGATTTAACTATAATGAAATGAAACGACTAACAAATGCAACACCTAATATTGTTTGTCGTGGAGGATTTTTTGGTGGAGATAAGGATACAATATCACAAATGAATAGTTTGTATTATGGGATATTATTGGATACCCTTAAACGGGGATTTATGGGAACAGAAGAAAGTTTATTTACAATCCTTACTTATCAATATCCAAGTTTAATTGATTATTGTGAAATTAATTCAGATGGTTTAGTATATAAATTTTTTGAGGATGTTAAAGATAATACAACAAAAGTTAAAAATTTTAATTCAAACCCCATTGTTAATAAAACCAATAATAATAGGTTAGACACTTCAAAAGTTGGTCTTTACGTTATAACATTTAATTCCCCAAAACAGTTTGAAACCTTAATTCAAAGTATGTTAGGTTATGATCCTAATTTTATCACACGAACCAAAAAGTTTTTGCTTGATAATTCAACGGACTTAACTACAACACCACGATATCTTGAACTATGTGAAGAGTATGGATTTGAACATATTAAGAAAGTTAATTTAGGTATTTGTGGGGGGAGACAATTTGTTTCAGACCATTTTAATGATTCCGATTTGGAAGTCGGAATATGGTCAGAAGATGATATGTTTTTTCAGAATAAACCGGGTGAAACTTGTCGTAATGGTTTTAATCGTTATACCCCTAACTTATATCAAAAGTGTTTAGAAATATTAAAAAAAGAAAATTTTGATATGCTCAAGTTAAATTTCACCGAATTTTACGGTGATAATTCAGTTTGTTGGCCGTGGTATAACACACCCCAAGATTTTAGACAAAAACATTGGACAAACAATCCTACATTACCGGTGCAAGGGTTAGACCCTAACGCACCTTTAACAGAATTTAAAAATATTAAATCACATAAAGGTTTACCTTACGCGACAGGTGAAATTTACTATTGTAATTGGACTCATTTTATTACAAAAGAAGGTAATCGTAAAATGTTCCAAGATACAAAATTCCAACATCCTTTTGAGAATACTTGGATGTCCCACATTTATCAAGAAACCATAAAAGGAAAAATTAAGTCAGGATTGTTGTTATTAACACCAATAGAACATAATAGATTTGATCACTATGACGGATCATTAAGAAAAGAATGTTAAAATGTATTATTGATATATTTATAGTAAAAACTATAAATGGAATTCTACCTTAAACGAAATGCTACGTTACCTGTATTAAAAATCCAAGTGGTAAAAGACGGAAGAAGTGACTATAATAAATTTATGGATATGATCGAAACTTCGGCGATTTTCTTTTCTATGGTAAATACTGAAACGGGAATACCCAAGATCACAACAAGGGCGGCTGGGTTTGTTGAAAAAATACAACTTGAACCAAATGCAACACCCGAATATTATATCTATTATAAATTTACATCAAGGGATACAAATAAGGTTGGTAGATACGAAGGTCAATTCTTATTAAGAAATGATGAAGGAACATTAATTTTACCGATCAGAGAACAATTATTTATCAACATTCAAGAAAGTTTTATTGCTGATGACTTACCATATGAAAGTTGTTATGTTATTGAATTTCCTTGTTGTAATTAAAAACATTTACTAAAATCGGTATATTTATATAAAAACATAAAACAAACAAAACAAAAAAAATGAAAGTAGAAATTACAAACCCAAAAACTATGGTTGTTGTTGCTGAACAAACAAAAACATTTAACTCATTAACAATCAGACGTATGGTTGATTTCCCAGGACAAAAAAAGGTTATCGTTCATATTGAGGAAGCAAACGAACCTGTTGTATTATGGGAAGGTGCCGCATATGACGCTATTGGTGAATGGACAAATGCTGATGTTATTGCAAAATTAAACACACTTTACACGGCATAAGAAATATTTAATATCCCCCGATGTTATTTAATGTTGGGGGGATATTGATAACTAACCTTTTTTAGAATATATTTAAGTGTATAAGGTAAATGTCGGCAAGTACGACAGATAATGAACCAACTTAAATATATTAAAATGATATCAGCAGAAGAAATTAAGGCCTTTCTTGAGGGGTCTGATCCCGAACAACACATTGTTTCGGTAGAATTTGATTACGCATCCAATTGTGTATATAAAATCAAAGAAGTTCCCGGTCAAGGGAAAACAATACAAAAAGAAAGTTTTATTGCATTTGCTTGGGTAGGAGATCTACGTGGGTTAAATTTTTATGGTTCATCAAAAGATAACCAAAAAGAGGCGATGACCAAATATGGTATTGTGATTGAGAAATTACGAACCGATGGTAATGAACGATTAGAAAATGGTTTAACATTTTTGGTTAAGTCATTAAAAGGATATAGAGAACTTATACAATTCTTTAAGGATGGTGGTTTAGATCCTTGGGGTGAGAAATGTAAGGATAAGATAACGGTTTTATCACCGGTGGAACAATACCTTGTTTCAAAAGAAAAACGATTATTTAAGGGGTTTGAGGAATACAACGATATTACCAGATTTGGATTTGACCTTGAAACGACCTCTTTGGAACCAAAGGATGGTCGTATCTTTATGATTGGGATGAAAACCAATAAAGGGTTTAAAAAAGTAATAGAATGTTCAAATGAAGATGAGGAAAGACGAGGTCTTGTGGAATTTTTCAGAACAATAGATGAACTTAAACCATCAATTATTGCGGGATATAACTCAGCAAACTTTGACTGGTTTTGGATATTTGAGAGATGTAAGGCACTGAATTTAGATATTAAGAAAATTGCAATATCATTAAACCCAAAGAAAACAATATCCCAAAAGGAATCAATGTTAAAACTTGCAAATGAGGTTGAAAGATTTAATCAGGTTCAATTGTGGGGTTATAATGTAATTGATATTATTCACTCAGTTCGTAGATCACAGGCAATCAATTCAAACATTAAAGAAGCAGGTTTGAAATACATCACAAAGTTTATTGATGCTGAAGCAAAAGATCGTATATATATTGACCACACAAAGATTGGTCCTATGTATGCCGACAAAGATGATTATTGGCTAAACATAGAAAATGGTAATTACCGTAAATGTGGTGTTGATCCCAAGATTGATGAGGTTTGTTTTAGACGAGGAGACACTTACATAAAAACAACGGGGGATGATATTGTTGAGAGATATCTTGACGATGACCTTGAGGAGACATTGATTGTTGATGACGAATTTAACCAAGCAACGTTTCTATTGGCATCATTGGTTCCAACAACTTATGAACGAGTTTCAACCATGGGGACTGCAACGCTCTGGAAGATGGTTATGTTGGCGTGGTCATATAAACATGGGTTGGCAATCCCAAAGAAAGAAGAGAAAAGAAACTTTGTTGGTGGGTTATCACGTTTGTTAAAGGTGGGATATTCTAAAGATGTATTAAAACTTGACTACTCTTCACTATATCCATCAATTCAGTTAGTACACGATATATTTCCTGAATGTGATATTACAGGGGCGATGAAAGGATTTTTAACATACTTCCGTAATTCTCGTATTATGTTTAAGAATTTGGCGGCAGAATATAAAAACACCGATAAAAAGAAATCAACGTCTTATGACCGTAAACAATTACCTATTAAGATTTTCATCAACGCATTCTTTGGATCGTTATCGGCACCTCACGTATTTCCTTGGGGGGATATTAATATGGGTGAACAAATAACTTGTACGGGAAGACAATACTTAAGACAGATGTTAAAGTTCTTTAGTAAAAGAGGATATAGTCCGCTAGTTTGTGACACCGATGGGATGAACTTCTCACTACCTGAAGGTGGTGTTGATGGTAGATATTATGTCGGAAAAGGTTTAAATTGGTTAGTTAAGGAGGGTAAAGAATATATTGGTTATGATGCAGATGTTGCAGAATTTAATGATTTATTTATGAAAGGTGAGATGGGACTTGATTGTGATGGTACTTGGGATTCTTGTATTAACTTGGCTCGTAAGAACTATGCAACGATGGAACATAATGGTAAAATTAAATTAACAGGTAATAGTATTAAGTCCAAAAAGATGCCAAAATATATTGAGAAGTTTTTGGATAAGGGAGTTAAACAATTACTTAAAGGTGAGGGTAAGGAATTTATTGAGTGGTATTATGAGTATATCCAAAAGATTTTTGATCTAAGAGTTCCATTGGCAGAAATTGCCTCAAAGGCAAGAGTTAAAACAAGTGTTGATGATTACATTAAACGTAGTAAGCAAACAACAAAGTCGGGTAGTTTAATGTCCCGACAAGCACATATGGAACTTGTGATTAGAGATAAAATACAATCAAATCTTGGTGATACAATTTTTTACGTGAATAACGGAACTAAAGCATCTCACGGAGATGTCCAAAAAGTTAATAAACCAAAGGCCGGTTGGAATAATGATCAGATAAATTTATTTTTTTCTGATTCTACAAAATCTAAAGTATCTTTTAAAGAAAAGGAAACTTTTTTACTTAACAATGGTTGGGAGCAATCTTGGTCTGACGATAACTGGGTACGTAGTAATTCTAAGTATAAAGAGGCGAATAGTGGTACTCCAACAGATGTTGCATATAAAATGTCTAGTACAGATTCTGTTGTTCAATTAAATTGTTATCGTATTGAACCATCTGATTTAGAAAACAACCCTGAGATGTTAGGTGAATATAATATCCAAAGAGCAATTGCAACTTTTAATAAACGAGTTGAACCATTACTTATTGTTTTTAGTAATGAGGTTAGAGATTCGTTATTAGTAAAAAATCCAGAAGATAGAAGTTTTTATACTTCAGGTCAATGCGTATTAACAAATGGTAATCCATTTAAACCTGAAGACCAAGATGACATATATGAAAACTTAATCAAAATGGAACAAGGTGAAGTTGATTTTTGGGGATCTGTGGGTATTGACTCTAACTACATTTACGAATTGGCAGAAGAGGGTTGGGAAGAATATTTATAAGTTAATTTAACTTTAGACCATCAGAACTGATAATGTACCAGTTGCCCTCAACAAAACTTAGATGAACACACGCACCTTTATCTAATTGTAGTTCGTCCCACTCTTCATCAATTAAACCAACATCAGGTTTTATTAAAACGGTAGTCAAAGATTTTATGGTTACCGTTTTATTTTTTTCAGAATTTAAAGTTACTTCCGAACTTTCAATATCTTTAATAATAACTAAAAGTTCTTCATCAATTTTATAAGTTTCTTCGGTTACTATTTTATCTATAATAACATTGGGTGGTGTATAATGGGTTTGATATCTAACCACATTTTTTCTTTGTGATATATTTTCTATTTTTATCATATTACATAAATTTGTCTTGGCATTGCTCGGAATTTTAATGATTTATTTAAATTCTCAGCAATTAAAGCTTCTCGCTCCATTACTTTGTCGGGTCTTAACCTTGTTAATTTACCTTCCACTCCGATTAGTTCCTCAATTAATTTTGTTTTTTCATCTTTACCTTCAGTTGCTAGTGATGCATAATCCATAGTTAATTCAGAGTCAGGTGTTTTTAAGTTACCACTATATTTACCTCTAACTTTAGCAAGTGTTTCTTTACAATATGCTATAAACCAATTTCTAACCCAAACTTGTGCGGGATGATTTAGATCCGTCCAAGAGATACTATCTAAAGGAACGTCAGATGGTAATTTAATTATGTCTGGATTGTCTTTTAAACATTTGTCTCTACCACCTTCAGTGGTGTCGTAATACCAATACCAAACTTTACCTCTTGTCATTGTTCCATTACCAAAATCAAATTTACCTCCGGGAGTATTCATTAAGTGAATTGCCTTTTTACCTCCGGGTAATGCGGTGATTCTATATGTTAAATCTCCGGCAATAACTCTTCTTTGGATATTAATTTCTTGTGCTCTTAATAACATATCAAATACTGGCATCATAAAATAACTACCTGTATTACCTCCCATTTGTGCAAGACCTCCACCTCCTCCGAGACCTCCACCATATCCTAACGATCCGAACGACCAAGGATCAAACATTGTATTATTTAATGTTGCTGGTGTAAACCATAGGAGTTCGTTAATTTCTCTACCTGCAGGTATTTCATAAATTTGTTGGTTATGAACTAATTGGATATAATCTTTTTTAAGTTCCCACTCACCACCGGCTTGTAAACCAACAATTTTTGAATATGCGTATGTGTATCTTGTTTCGTAATCTAAACTTTTAGTAACGAATGCTCTTGCAACTGATTGTGTTTCAATATTTAAATTATGAAGACTTGTCCATTGAGATTCTATTAACCAATCTTGAACATATTGAGAATATTGGTCAATAGAGAATTCTAACAACGTATCCATTTGTTCGTCCTCTAATTCTATACCTCTTAATGGGGCACCAAGTACGTGTTTAACTTGTGTATATAGTTTGGATCTTTCTGGCTCTGGTATGATTGACATAGTGTTGGTTTTTATTATAAATATCTAACTAAATAAAAACTATTTATTTATGGGTTAAATTATAGGTCTCCTCCAACTTACGATCACTTTCTCATCAATATCAGATAGGGTGTGACTCCCCTTAAATTATAGGTCTGTTCCAACCATATAGTCAGAATCTCCTTTGTTTGTGAGGTATTCAGACCAAAAATGTCTTCAAAAAATACCCAAATTCTGTCGTAATTTATATAAATAACCCCATTTTTTTCATCCTGGTAATAGTAAAATAACGGTTTTTGGTTATCATCAACATAATATGTTCTATCATGTTTAACTACCGGTGTAAGATCACCAAACTCCTTGTTTAACCAGTTTAGAACTAAACTATCTCTACTACTTTCAGTTATTATTATTTTCATATTATAAGGTTTCCTCTGACAGTTATTTTTATATCATACGAGACACAACTGGTGTGTGTCCCCCCAAATTATAGGTATCTTCCAACCATATACTGAGTATATCCCTTGTTTGTGAGTCATCTAACCCAAAAATGTTTTTAAAAAACGACCAAAGTCTTTCTCTATTTATAAACACAAACCCATTTTTAATATTATGACGATAGAAAAATAACGGTCTTAGGTCTCTATCAACATAAAATGTTTTATCACCTTTAACCTCCGGAGTTAAATCACCAAACTCTTTGTGTAACCACTTAAACACCAATCTGTCCCTACTACTTTCAGTTATTATTATTTTCATATCATTTTAAATTATAGGTCTGTTCCAACAGTGGTGGAAAGAGATTATTCCATTTTTTGGTGTGAGACCCTTTAAATTGTAGGTCTCCCCCAACCATACCTTCAGAATCTTTCGTGTTTGAGGGTCTTTCAGTCCAAAAATAGAATTAAAAAATACCCAAATTCTGTCGTAATCTATATAAACAACCCCATTTTTTTCATCCTGGTTATAGTAAAATAATGGTTCTCTGTCCTCATCAACATAATATGTTTTATCACCTCTAACCACCGAAGTAAGATCGCCAAACTCTCTGTTTAACCATTTTAAAACCAACCTGTCCCTACTACTTTCAGTTATTATTATTTTCATATCATTTTATATTAATTAATAAGTTGATATAACTCTTTATTGTAAAACTTAAGCCTTTCAGTAATATATTCAGAATCACCAAGTTCTCCTAATTTATCTTTATAATATTGTATTCTTTCTTTATAATAATATATTTCGTTTTCTTTATTCCTTGCAAGTTTTGGTTTAGCATCAATCTTTTCTGTTTCAATATGTACCTCAAACTCCATATTTGTATAAATTGGATTTTCATAATAATATACAAAAAACTTAGGGAATGTCGTTGGGTTTGCCACAGTTTGTATTCTTGAGTAATCGTTTCTAAACATTATGTATTTATTCTTAGGTCTATCAACGTAAAGAATAATATCAACATTAGATTCTTTATATTTATTGTGATTATGCCAAGAAGGAACTTTATAATAATACCCTCTTTCGGATCCAAATTTTTCAATCAACGAATAATCAACCGGTTTAACTTGCACAAAATAAGAAGTCCCATCAATTATCACATCAAAATCTTGACCTAATTTTCTATCCCTAACATCACCAGCACATCTTTCTATAATATTCCAAGTAAGACCTTCTTCATCAGGGTTTAATTTAAATTTGTTTATTATAACTGTTTTTGCATAACTTTCATTTTCTCTACCAGTTAAAATAGTGTTTTTATTTATATCAACCAATCTTTCGGTAAATCTACCTTTGTCACCTACTAGTTCTCCAATGTTGTTTATAATCCATTTTCTAAAATTTTCCGTAGAACCAGTCTCCTCAGACCAAATTTTTTGAATTTCTTTATGTACCGAACTATTTGTATCAAATCTGTTTATGATTGACCAATTACCATTACCACCATAATTTTGTTCCGAATATTTACCACCAATAATTCCCACATCAGTTTTACATTGTTCTGTTTCAATTTTCCCTAAACAACCGTTTGTGTATTTTAAACCTTCACATTTAGGGTAAGCATTGTTTATTAAACTTCTAAAAGATTTTGAGGTTAATGGGAAGACTTCTTTATTTTCAGATAAAATAAAATGTTCGTTAATTGTTTCTGAATTATAGTTCTCATCCAATGGGTCGAATTTAATTCTTGAAAAATCAACGGGTGTGAAGTCCCTCAAATTATAGGTCTCATCCAACCATACATTTAGGATATCCTTTATTTGTAAATTATTTAGACCAAAAATGTTTTCAAAAAATACCCAAATTCTTTTGTAATTTATATATATATAACCAGTTGTTGAACCATTATGATAATAGTAAAATAATGGTAATCTGTCTTTATTAACATAAAATGTTTTATCATCTTTAACCACCGGAGTTAAATCACCAAATTTCTTGTTTAACCATTTTAATGCTGATTTTTCCTTATGATCAACCGATTCATTAATTGTTTCTTTTTTGTTTGTTTTTAAATTAAAAAGATCGTTAACGAATTCCCAATTAATGTGGTTCCAAAATTTATTAATATATTGGTCTCGTTTATTTTTATATCTTAAATAATATGCGTGTTCCCAAAGATCTAACCCAAGTATTGGATATCCCCCATTAACATCATTCATTAATGGGTTATCTTGGTTTGGTGTTGTAATAATTTTTAATCTATTAGTTTTTGTTAAAACCAACCATACCCAACCTGAACCAAAACTATCCAAGGCGGCCTTATTAAATTCTTCTTTAAAATTTTTAAATGATTTGTATTGGTTTGTTATTTTATCTAAAAGATCCCCTTTTAAAGTTTGTTTTTTTGGTGATAACATTTTCCAAAACAATGCGTGATTAAATGCACCACCAGCATTATTTCTAACCTTTGTATTAAATTTAGTGATTGTTTTAATAATATCCTCAAGTTCTATATCACCTTTTCTACTTGATAAGGCATCATTTAATTTTTTAACATAACCTTTATAATGTTTGTTATAATGAACATCCATTGTTTCAGGATCAACAAATTGTTTTAATGCCGAATATGAATAGGGTAATTTCTCAATACCAATTTTTTTCATTTCGGTAATGAATTCTTTTTGAATGTTAATTTTATCTAATAATACGATTTGTTCTGTTAAGATATCAATTCTATTTGAAATGGGTTTTAACCCCTCATAAACAATATTAACCATTTCGGGGTGTTCCTTTTCAAACATTTTAATTAATCGTCCAGCACCAGCATTTGCCTCATCCTCATTTTTTCCACCAATATCTTGGCCAATTTCCCGTTTTAATATGGTCATTTGATGTTCGTGAATCCATTCGTGAGCAAGGGTTCTTAAGATATCTCGGTTCAACCGACCTTTAGTTAATATTTTAATACCAAACTCATCACTTCTACTACCAGTCGTCATTTGACCTGTGCGATCACCCAAGAAAGAAACTAAAATGTCGTCCTTTAATGGGTATTTATCATTTAAAAACTTAATAAATTTTTTGGCAAGATCCTTACTTTCTTGGGACATTGAGCATTTAATATGTTTAATAGATACTTTCATTGTTTATAAATATCCAACATATTAAAAATTGATCATAATGGTTTAAGTGGGGGTAAATCATCTAACATCTTCATCATTAAGTCCGCCATATAAGTTACCCCAAAATCCCTTAAATTATAGGTCTGTTCCAACCATACCTTCAGTATCTCCTGTGTTTGCAAGTCTTTCAGACCAAAAATGGATTCAAAAAATACCCAAATTTTTTCGTAATTTACAAAAATTGTTGTGTCATCAAAAGTTGTTGTGTCATCCTTACCATACATAAGTAACGGAAATTTGTTTTCATCAACATAATATATCTTATCATCAATAACCATCTTAATTAAATTACCAAACCCCTTGTTTAACCATTTTAATGCAATTTCAGATATAGTAGACCCAACACGACCATCATTACCTAACGCCTGAAGCTCTCTATAAGTAATTTCATTAAGACCCATAACACCATTAATTCTATTTATGTTAGAGATTAAAATCTTATCCATATTAAATGTTTTAACATAAATACTAAACAATCTATTCTTTTACATTCTTCTATTAATAGAATTTAACATTTCCTCAACAATATCCCCACCATTCTCAAGTAGATCATCACCCATAACGGTATTAATGATCTTTTTCTTGTGGTTTAAAATGTTATAAATTGCTCCCTCAATAGTATTTTCAAATAACGGATAATAAATTAACACATTATTTTTTTGACCATAACGATACGCCCTATCTTCTGCTTGAGCATGTTCTGCTGGAACAAAAGATAAATCATTCATAATAACAACCTCAGCGGCAGTTAATGTTAACCCAACACCAGCAGCCTTTAAATTTCCAACAAACACCTTAATCTTATCGTTTTCTTGGAATTCATCAATTGCGTGTTGTCGTTTTGGTTTTGAACAACTACCATCCAAATAAACGGATTGTTTCCCAAAATGATTATGTATTAATTGTAAGGTGTCAGTAAAGTTGGTGAATATAATAACTTTCTTACCCTGTTCAATAATGTTCTCAACAATCTCAATAGTATGTTTTACTTTTTCGTTAGCAATAATTTTTCTAACCTTCATTAATTTACTGAACTGTATTGTAAGTGATGTAGATTCCTCCGACTTCTTTTCAAACCAATCATAATACTCACCCATCATCTCCTCATAATCTTTTGATTTTAAATTAAGATAAATTGGGGATATGATTTTTTCTGGTAGATCCAACACATCGTCTTTTAATCGTCTCAACATTTGTTTTGATGTTCTATCTCTTAGTTCTTCCAAATTAGATGCCCCCTGAACATTCCATATTTTTCTTTTACCTGCCATAAATTGATAACCCTGACAATAACGTATCGCATAAGCCATCCAATTCTGAGCAACGGGACTCTCAATAATATTTAATAAATTAAAATAATTCATTGGTCTATTGGTCATCGGAGTTCCCGTTAATAACCAAACTCGTTTAATTTGTTTAACAAATGAATTAATAATCTTTGTCCGTTGAGCTTGGGGATTAGAGATCATATGAGCTTCATCCATTATAACCAAATCAAATTCAGAATTCTCCAATAAAGATTTCTCTTTTACCTTTGGATCATAAAAGTTTTTAAGGATGTCGTAATTAATGATTACAAAGTCGTGGTCAGTTGAAAACTTCTTACCCTCACAAATAAAAATACTACGATCAGTGTAGTTCTCAATTTCTCGTTGCCAATTAATCTTTAACGATGCGGGACAAATAATTAATATCTTCTTAACACCAGTCTCTAATGCGGCAATAATAGTTGCGGTTGTTTTACCCAATCCCATATCGTCAGCAAGAATAAATCTTCTTGACCCAACCAATTTCTCAATCGCTTCTTTTTGGTGATTAAGTGGTGGTCGGTTATCGTATTTGGAATAATCAACATCAACCTTCTCAATGGTGTGGGTTTTTATTAATGATGATTTAGGAACCCAAAATTCGGTTATCTCATCTTTCTCAAAAAACTTACCCCAAATATGATACGATTTTTCTTTCTCAACCAAAAGTTTTTCAATATAAATTTTATCGGGAACCTCTAAAAGGTATTTTTCTTCAGCAAATTTCTTTGCAAAGTAAGTATCAAGATCAACCCACTTACGAGCAACTTTTGGTGTTACATCGTGATAGTTGTTAATATAATCGGATTGTGTTCTTGTGGGAAAGAATTTTTTATTCTTCTCTTTTTTTGTTTTTAACGAAAGGATATAGTTATTTGCCCCCGAGTAAACTTCAAGTAATTCTAATGCCTTATGTTCTATCATTGTAGACGTGTTCTCCAAAATAGTTAGTTTGTGTTAATAATAATCAATAAATAGATATTTATCAATAAAACAGGTTTTTATGCAAAATAAAGTTCCAATAACACGTTTAGGGAAATTCTTTGGTGAGAGTGATTACAATTTAGAAATTTCACTCGGCGAGGAATGGTTAATCGGCGATATGAACTTCACTTGCGTTCTTTATCGTATTGATAGATATAAAACAAAAACTGACGATGTTTATGGTGAAGCCCTTGAGGATGGTATAAAATATTTACCCCCCGTTGAGTTTAATGGTTATGTTCAGATCACTGCCCCTGAAAATAAACTTATGGGATCCACTCGTATTGAGCAAATGGAACCAGGAAATATTAAAGTCTCCGTATATCAAAAAACATTGGATGATTTGGGTATTGATATTAGTTTTGGGGATTATATTGGTTATTATGAAAGTGAAACGGTAGTTAGATATTATACGGTAAATAACGATGGTCGTGTTATTTCGGATAACAAACATACGTATGGGGGTTATAAACCATTTTATCGTACTATTAGTGCATCACCTGTTGGTCCAAATGAATTTAGAGGATTATAATATATATTAATATGGGATTACCTAAAAAAATAAAAAAGACATTACCATTAACACAACCAAGAACTTTATATCCTAGAAGACAGGAATTAAAGGAAATGATTGAACGCGATGGAACTTATCTTCCCAAATCATTACTTCACGCAGATCTTGATCGTGGATTTTTGGATTTTGTTAGGGATGAATTAAAATGTGTTGTTGAGGGAAAAACGGTTCCAATGGTTGATATTTTAATATCCACACAAAATTGGTCTCAGTTTGTCGAAACTTGGGATTTCCAAAATATTGATAAAAATACTGAACCACCACTTATTACTGTCATTAGAACACCTGAAGTTAAATACGGAACAAATCCGGCATTAAGGTATAATATACCAAATAGAAGACAATATTATTATGCTCAAGTTCCAACTTGGGATGGTCAAAGACACGGTATGGATATTTATAAAATACCACAACCCGTTCCTGTTGATATAAAATATACTGTTGCAATTATTTGTAATAGAATGAGAGAACTTAATAAGTTTAACCAAATTATATTGGAGAAATTTTCGTCAAGACAAGCATACCAAAATATTAAAGGACATTACATTCCAATAGTAAATGATGAAATTACGGACGAGTCGGTACTAGATCTTGAAAAAAGAAAAGTATATATTCAAAAATATACATTCACAATGTTGGGATTTTTAATTGATGAAGATGAGTTTGAGGTTCAACCTGCGGTTACAAGAATTTTTCAAATGTATGAAGTAGATACACAAATAAAAAAGAAACGACAAAAAAGGGAAGAACCAAATATACCATCGGATTATATTCCAACATATCCATCAGGAGTAACGGAATCTATCCAAACCTTTGAATATACTGTTAATTTAACATTAGGCGAAACAACTAATGTTGATAATTTTAGTGTATACATTAATGGTGACTATTATGGTGATAATATTGAGTTTATACAAATCAATACAAATGATGTGTTAAGAATAACAGTTGTTAAACCAAACGAGTCTGACGATACCAAAATTATATATAACCAAGAGTTATTATAATCAATCTTCCCCATAAATATCTTTTTTCTCCTTACACTTTTCAAATATAAGGTTTTCCAAAAAACGATACATTTTGATCCCACGTTTATCGCAATAACGTTTTAAAACTTCGTGCGACTCAACTGAAATCTTTAAATTCTTTATTTTTTTAACATCTTCACTCATAGGTAGAAAAAAGGTAGAATAAAATCATACCATAATATAAATAGTTTCATATAAGTAAAGTTTTTGCTTAAAACTCCAATATTTATATAATAAAATAAATCTATAAACAAACAAACAAAATGGCAACTAACAGTAAAGTATTTGTATCACCAGGTGTATATACTTCAGAAGTAGACTTAAGTTTCGTTGCACAAAGCGTTGGTGTTACCACTTTAGGTATTGTGGGAGAGACTTTAAAAGGACCTGCTTTCGAACCAATCTTTATCAGAAACTTTGATGAATTTACTGCATTTTTTGGTGGAACATCTGCTGAGAAATTCGTAAATACTCAAATCCCTAAATATGAAGCGGCTTACATCGCAAAATCATATTTACAACAATCTAACCAATTATTCGTAACAAGAGTATTGGGATTATCAGGTTATGATGCAGGACCATCTTGGTCTATCGTAACTGTGGCAAACGTTGATCCAACAACAATCGGATTTGATTGTGCTAGTGGTGTAACGGTTGATTGTTTATTTGAATGTACATCAGCAAACACTGTTGATATCCTTGTTGATTTTACGGGATGTACAAACAACATATCATCTGTAGGATTTACAAGTAACTTCCCAAGTCAAATTCAATCAATCTTAAATAATTCTTACCAACAATTTAATGGTGGGACATCAACTTTAAATGATGATATAACAGGAACAATTTATGATATCATCACATTAGATATTCCTTCTTCAGGTCAAACAGTTATTGATTATTTCGGTTCTATTGATACTGATGATTATAATGTTTTACACCCAATTTTTTCTGCGGGAACTGAGAATAACAATTTTAGTGTTCCTTCAGTCTCTTTAGATGCAACTAATCTTGAATCACCATTAAATGATTCTTGGTATTATGCATTATTTGATAATACAGGAAATGGTAATTATACAGGTTTCTCATTCTATTCTTATGTGACGGGAACAACTGCCACATCAACATCAAGTAATTGTGCATCATTTAACTCACTTAGTGTTGGAGGATCGGTTACTTCATTTGATCCTATTGTTTCAGGAGGTACAGGATATACCGCATCAACAAATCTAACAACAACAACAATCACAGGTGTAGGTGCGGGATTAACCGTTGATATAGAGGTTGATGGTGCGAATGTTGTTACGGGAGTAACAGTTAATTGTGAAGGTAGTGGTTATCAAGTAGGTGATACTGTCCTAATTTCACAATTAACTTCTAACAATGATGCTTATGTTGTTGTTGGTATTGTTGGCGCAACTACTAACGGTATCATTAATTATAATACAAACACAATAAACGTATGTTTACCATCTGGGACATCAACTTGTGTGTTATCTACGTTGGTTCCTACATTCAGCGCATGTACGAGTGGTGTTAGCGTTAATTCGGTAATACAATCAAGTGGTGGGACATCAAATGATTTTTCATCAGGTTCTGTAACATATATATTAACATCTGAAGATAGTACTTTAACAACAACTTGGACGGTTAATGTTCAAATAAATGATCCTTGTAATCCTTGTTCTTTCGCTAGTGGTGGAACACAAAATACAGGAGAAATAACAACTTGTTATTCAGGTCAAGTAGTAGGTAAATTATATCTATATACAGGTAATTCATTTACTGACTATGATGATATGGTAGTTGGAACATTAAGATCAAGAGGTATTTCTGATTATGTTGATGGTACAAACCCAACATATGAAATAACAGGAGTTACTGATGTAACACTTGACATGACAGGACCTTATTCAGGTGTTGCTAAAAATCCTTATATGTCGTTCGTTATTAATGCGACAAATTATGAAGGAACTAATTATTCGTTTGAAACTTCTTTCACCGCGAGTGATGCTAAATACATACCTAAAGTGTTCGGAACTTCCAATTTCGGAAAACCAAGAAATGTTGTTCCATTAATGTTGGAAGAAAGATTCCAAAACTTGTTAAATTATGCATACAAGAAAGGGTACATTAGAGGTTTAAGTAATAACCTAATTTCTTTGAATTCTGCTCAAAGTGAAGATTCAAATTCAATTGGGTGGTACTTGGATAGATACCAATCACCAAGTTCTCCTTGGGTTGTATCTGAATTAAGAGGTACTAAAATTTATAACTTATTTAAGTTCTATACGATATCAGATGGTAATACTGCAAATACTGAAGTTAAAATATCTATTTCTGATATCTCATTTGCAAATCAAACATTTACAGTATTGGTTCGTGATTATTTTGATAATGATTCGGCACCTACAGTATTGGAGAAATTCACAAACTGTACGTTAGATCCAAGTCAAAATAACTTTATTGCAAAGAAGATTGGAACACTTGACGGTGAATATGAGTTGAATTCTAAATATGTTATGATTGAAATGAACGAAGATGCTCCGGTAGATGCGTTACCTTGTGGATTTGAAGGATTTAACTTTAGAGAGTATTCAGGAGCAATTCCTCCATTCCCAATTTATAAAACAAAATATGATTTCCCAGGTGAAGTAATTTATAACCCACCATTCGGTTTACCTACAGGTGGAGACAATTCCACTACAACAGGTGGTGATAACATAAGAAGAACTTATCTTGGTATGTCAAATTTCTGGGGTTATGATAGTAACTTCTTTGAATATAAAGGTAAAAGAAACCCAATTTCATCTTGTAATTTAGAAGGTGGTGAGTGGTCTTACAGAACAAAAGGTTACCATATGGATAAAAACGCAAGTGGTCTTACGATCTCAAGTGCGTTTGCTACAAGTGGAACACCAAGATTCTTTGTTGGGGACGCACCGTTTGCATCTGAACCAACAAGTGAGTTAAGTCCTTACTACAGAATATTCTCAAGAAAATTCACTTTGTTTGTACAAGGAGGATTTGACGGATGGGATATCTATAGAGAATTTAGAACTAACGGTGATAAATATGTTTTAGGTAGAATAGGATTCCTTAACGGGGCTTGTCCTACAGATAGATACCCAACGGCATCTGGATGGGGAGCGTTTAAACAAATCTCTATTGGTGATGGAACTCGTACTTGGGCAAATACTGACTACTACGCATACTTGTTAGGTATTAGAACATTCTCTAACCCTGAAGCGGTTAATATCAATGTATTTGTTACTCCGGGTATTGATTATGTTAATAACTCTGATTTAGTTGAATCAGCAATTGATATGGTTGAAAACGAAAGAGCGGATTCATTGTATATCACAACAACACCTGATTACAACTTGTTCCTACCAACAACAACAGGTATTGACGGATTAATCTACCCACAAGAGGCGGTTGATAATTTAGATACAACAGGTATTGATTCCAACTACACGGCAACTTACTATCCTTGGGTATTAACTCGTGATAGTGTTAACAACACACAAATCTACATTCCACCAACGGCTGAGGTGACAAGAAACTTGGCATTAACTGATAATATCGCCTTCCCTTGGTTTGCAGCAGCGGGTTACACTCGTGGTATTGTAAATGCGGTTAAAGCACGTAAGAAGTTGACTCAAGAAGATAGAGACACACTTTACCTTGGAAGACTTAACCCAATTGCAACCTTCTCTGATGTTGGTACAGTAATTTGGGGTAATAAGACCCTTCAATCAAGAGAATCCGCACTTGATAGAATCAACGTAAGAAGATTGTTATTACAAGCACGTAAGTTGATATCTTCAGTTTCAGTTAGATTGTTGTTTGATCAAAATGACGAACAAGTAAGACAAGATTTCTTAAATGCGGTTAATCCAATTTTAGACTCTATTAGAAGAGACCGAGGTTTATATGATTTCCGAGTTACAGTTTCAAGTGATACTGCGGACTTAGACAGAAATCAAATGACGGGTAAGATTTATATCAAACCAACTCGTTCACTTGAATTTATAGATATTACATTCTACATTACTCCAACAGGAGCATCGTTCGAAAATATCTAAAAAAAACAATAATAAAAGAAAAGGGAGACAAGTTCTCCCTTTTTTTATTTATATGATATTTATTAATATGAATTATAAAATTTTAACCAGACAAATCATTACCGAAATGGTAAATGAAATAGAAGAAAAACAATATGGTTTAAAGTATTATGCTTTTGATTGGGACGATAATCTAATGAAAATGCCAACACAAATTGTTCTAAAGAATGAAGAAGGTAATGAAGTTGGTATGTCAACTGAAGACTTTGCGGAATATAGAACCGAGATTGGAGAAAAACCATTTAACTATAATGGTGAGACTATTATTGGTTTTGGTAATGATCCGTTCAGATATTTTAGAACTGCGGGTGATCAAAAATTCTTACGTGATATAGAAAATGCTCCATTAGTGAGAGGTCCTTGGATGGATTTTGTTGAGGCAGTTAACAACGGGTCAATTTTTTCAATCATTACCGCTAGAGGACATAATCCAAATACCCTTAAAAAAGGTGTTTATAAATTAATAATGATGGGTCGTGGTGGTTTAGATAAAGAACAACTAGTTGATAGTTTAAATATTTATAGACAAAAAATGGGACTTAAACCAATGTCTGATGAAAATACCTTAATTAAAGATTATTTAGATAGATGTAAATTTTATCCGGTAAGTTTTGGTGAAGGATCTGCAACCAACCCTGAAGAAGGTAAAGTTCGGGCGATGGAAGAATTTATAAGTTATGTGAAAAGATTATCACTTAGATTACAGAAAAAAGAATATCAATTTGTAAATGATGTGAGTAATAAATTTGTTCCAGTTGCACCTATGGTAGGATTTTCAGATGATGATATAAGAAATGTTGATGTTATGAAAAAACATTTTGAAAAAGAACCAGATAATATATTAAGAACTTATCATACTAAAGATGATGAAAAAACTATGCTAGAGCAACTAATTAATAGAACAATATTAAAAATTAAGTCAAAGTAAATAGAAAAATTATTACTCCGGTATATTTATAATAAAAACAATAAACTAAAAATTAAAATAAAAAATTATGGCTGATTTATTAATGAAAATGCCAGTTCCTTACGAACCGAAAAGACAGAACCGATTTATAGTAAGATTTCCATCATCATTGGGGATAAACGAGTGGTTTGTTGAAAGTGCTGCAAGACCAAAAATTAAAATAAATCCAGTTGAGATTCAATTCTTAAATACATCAACATATGTTGCAGGTAGATTTAATTGGGAAGCGTTAACAGTTAAATTCCGTGACCCAATTGGACCATCAGCGGCTCAAGCATTAATGGAATGGGTTCGTTTATGTGCTGAATCTGTTACAGGACGTATGGGTTATGCTGCTGGATACAAGAAAAATATTGATATTGAAATGTTAGACCCAACAGGTGTGGTTGTTGAGAAATGGATATTAGAAGGGGCATTTTTGACTGGTGTTGATTTTGGCACATTGGCGTATAATGCAGATGCGTTAGCGGACATTAGTGCAACAATCCAAATGGATCGTTGTATATTAGTTTACTAGTTTTTTTACTTCAAAATAATAAAAACCTACAAGATTTACAATAGTCTTGTAGGTTTTTTATTTACTATGGTCTAATGTGAATTATTTTTTAATAAAAAGAATTATATGGAAAATGATGCATCACAATATGGTCAAATGGATTTTAATTTACCACACGATGTGGTAGAACTTCCCTCAAAAGGTATATTTTATAAATCAAAAAAGAAAAGTGTGAAAGTTGGGTACTTAACGGCATCCGATGAAAATATTTTATCAAACATAAACCCTAACAAATCAATTAAAGAATCGGTTGTTTTACCTTTATTACGAGGTAAAATATATGAATCTGATCTTAGACCTGAAGATCTGTTAGATGGTGATTTAGAAGCTTTGTTAATATTTTTACGTAACACATCGTTTGGTCCAGAATATAACGTTAAACTTACTGACCCACAAACAAATAAAGAATTTACCACAGATGTTTTATTAGATGAACTTAACATTAAAAAAACTAATGAATTACCTGACAATGATGGTTGTTTAACTACGACATTACCAAGAAGTAAGGTGGTTGTAAGATTAAAATTCTTAACCTTAAGAGATTCAATGGAAATGGATAGAACTCTACTTGAATATCCTTTAGGAAGGATACCCCCAACAACGACATTAAGATTAAGTAAAATGATTGTTGATATTGATGGGGACTCTGATAAAGGAAAAATTGCCAAATTTATTGAGACAATGCCCATTATGGATTCAAAACATATTAGTAAGTTCATGAATAGTAATGAACCTAGATTAGATTTAACTAAAGAAGTTTTCGCCCCGTCTGGAGAAAGAGTAATGGTAAACATTGCTTTTGGGGTGGAGTTTTTTCGGCCTTTCTTCTAAATATTCGGCAATACTCCTTGATGAGTATTATTTTATGTCAAAATTTTTAAGAACTTCATATACTGAATTTTTAAAAATGCCAACTTATATTCGTAGATATTTGGTGGATAAAATTATTGAAGACCATAAAAAACAATAAAAAAAGTATTTATTGTAAATTGTAATTTTTTATGTTAAAACTTGATGGACCTAAAGATGTTAAAATTGGTGCGAATATTACTGAAGCCACAGAAGGTGTTGATAAACTTATTGATGTTGCGGCAATTCTAAATAGTGTTGATCTAAAAAGACCTTTTGATGCGCTATTAGAAACGGGAAATCAATTATATAAAAATCTCGGACCTTCAGGTATATTGGGAGCAATTAAAAAACTTGATGAGGAAGCGTCAAGTTTAGTTAGAACTTTTGGTATAAGTAAACTCCGTGCGAAAGAATTTACATCAACAATTGCACAGGCAATACCGATGTTTGTATCATTTGGTGCAACTGTTGAGGATGCTTCACTAACATTAGCAGAAATTGGTACAAGTTTTGGGTCTAACGTATCGTTAGGCGCGGAATCACTAGCAAGTTTAAAGGCGACATCTATTGTGACTGGAGTTTCGGTTAAAGATTTAGCGGGTAAATTTAGGGATGTTGGTATTGGGATTGGTGATGTTGGTGCAAGAATGTTAGAAGTTAATAATGTTGCAAGACAATCAGGGGCTTTAGTTTCAGCAGTTTCAACTGGTGTTGTTAATAATCTTGACAAAATGAACATATACAATTTTGATGGAGGTACCAAGGGTCTTGCTAAAATGGCGGCACAGGCATCAAAATTAGGGATTAATATGGATTCTGTATTTGTTACAATTGATAAGGCGTTTAATCCTGAAACTGCCATTGAGATGGCTGCCGGATTACAAAGATTAGGTGTTGCTTCAAGTGAGTTATTGGATCCGTTAAGAATGATGGATTTAGCTCAAAATGATCCTGGAGAGTTACAAAATCAAATTGTTAATCTTAGTAAAGAATTTACGGTATTTAATAAACAAAATAATCAATTTGAAATTTTACCTGGAGCTAAGAGAAGAATGGTGGAAATTGGTAAGGAACTTGGTTTGGGTGCCGGAGAATTCCAAAAGATGGCAATAAATGCGGGTAATTTAGATTATAAGATGAAACAAATTAAATTCTCTCCAAATATTAAAGACGAAGATAGAGAATTAGTTGCTACGATGTCTCAAATTGGTTCTAAAGGAGACTTTAAAGGTTTGGCAACTGTTATGGTTGAAAAAAAGGATGACAAAGGATTAGGTACTGGATATTATGAAGAAAAATTAGTTAGTGCGCTTTCATCAAAAGATGTAGAAAATTTAGCAGAACAACAACTTGGTAGTCAAATGTCTATGGAGGATATTGCAAGAAATCAATTAGACGAATTAAAAAAGACTGCATCAGGAATTAATGAAATAATTGCTTCGGGTAAATTTGGTATTGCATCTAGTAAAACAAGTCAAACTTTTTATAAAGGTACTTTGAGTGAAATTGATAAAACAGTTAGAAATGAGGTTCCTGATGGGTATAAAGATTCTGAAACTTATGGTCTTGGTGTTGATGAAATTGCGAAAGATATAAAAGATTTATTTAGTTTAAGTTTTGATGATCTATTAACTAAAACCTCAAAATTCGCTAAAGATGCTTGGGACAAGATCGGTAATTTTGATTTTGGTATGGGTGGTGGTGAAGGTATGGAAAATACCCAAACGGGTAAAAGTATCCCATCTTTAAATCCTAATATGTCCCTTGATAAAGCGTTATCTGAGGGTAATAGTAATGTACCATCGGCAACATCAACAACACCAATAAAAGTTGATATCACACATACTTTTGATTTTAATAATTTACCATCAAATATGACAAACGAACAAATAACAACAATTTTAAAAGATTGGGCAAAAACAAATATTACTCAAGATGAGGCTCAAAATATTCTTAAAGTTGGTGGTGGAACTAATAATGGTTTAACTCCCAATAAAAAACGATAATAAAAAAAATACATCTAAGGTATTTATAAGATAAAGGTTAAATATGTCAGATAGTATATTATCATTTGCGTCATCGTCATCATTTAGAAACAAATTAATTGCGAGGAATTTAGCACCTTATCAGGTGCAAGGTGTATATACTGCCCCTTCTGGAAATGTAACTTATGAGGCAACACCATTAACGGATAGTAATGTAATTGACTCACCTGATACGTTAATTTCAACAAATCAAGGGGCAAATCAACTTTATACATTAAATGAGTATGGTCCTGAAGGTGGGTATAGTGGAAAATATAATGTGCCGGGAGCACCTTACCCTGTTGAACCAAATAAAGGACCTTACGATCCAAATGATACGATATTAGATTTAATTAACGAATTTTATATTGATACCGCATATATTCAAAATAAATATGGACCTGAAGGTGGGTATAAAGATTTGGTCGTTGTTACAGATGTTATTACATCAGGTAAGATGTATTTACCATATTGGGATCCATCAATTTTTGTTCCATCATTTTATTCACCATTTGAGATATTAAGTAATACTAATCCAAATGGGTCTAATGGATCTTTATCACAAGATTCATATCTTGCTAAAATTGGTGCAACACAGTTAAGGGCGTATTTTGAGGATAGGATTGCATTAGAGATCCAACAACTGACAATTGGGTCTATTAATTTGGATACATTATCTGATCCGTTCAGTGCGAGTTTATTGGCTTCAGGTCAACAACCATTTTTTCTTAAAAATTGGAAAATTACGGTACCTGAAAATCCGATATTTGCCGCAATATCGTTTGCGAATAGGTTGACGGGAACATATTTTCCTGTTTCATTTATTCCTGGTGATTATTTTGATGGGGAAGATCCTGTTGGTAATGTTCCATCAGCATTAAATACTGTTAATAATTTAACGGGTGGTGCTTTAGGTCCAATATTAAATAAATTTAGGAATCCATCGGAAATATTTTTGGCAAATACTGGTAATGGACAACAATCAGTATTGTTTGCAACATTAGATTATAACATATATAGACCACAATACCAAAAGAACCTCATCCAAGGGGTGTCAAGTGCAATCAATAACTTATTTGGTGGAGGGTCATCATCTGTTGGTGGTTATTATGTTGGTAGTGTTGATTCTGAACCAAGTCAAATTACAACACCCGCAAATGAAGTTGCCGTTGATAGATTTGGTAAACAGGTTGGAACTATTGTTTATGGTCCTGATGAACTTGCCAAATTATATGAAGGTAATGAGGATAAAATAAATTTTGGATTAAAGGCGAAATCATATACTGATGGTGATGGTACGGATGGTAAATTTGTATGGACATCACCAAAATATAAAGACAATGCAGGTTTTAAGGTGGGTCCTGGTGGGCAGAACTTCCAAAAAGATGAAGAGTTTAACATTATTGAGAGTCAATACGGACAAAACCTTTCAACGGGTATAGAATATAAGGGAGGATCTATTTTAGACAACACCCAACGAATTGTGCAAGCGGCAGACAATGTCCAAGGTGCAAAAAGATTAAAACACGTTGGTAACGCAATTAATCAAGTATCAAAAGTGTTCAACGATGGATATAAAGAGATGACTAAAGGTTCTCAAGTTATTGCGTATTATGATCAAAGTTCGGACAGTAATACGATTGGTGTTAGTGGGTTTGAGGTTGGTAAAGAATATTGTAGAGTATTCCAAAAAGACACACCATATTTAACATATGCCGATTTACAAAAAACTGATGGTATAACAATGTCAGGTAGAAAGTTTAGTTATTCTATTTTTGATAATACTTATAACTTGAATATTGCCCCAATAAGAAATCCGGGATCAACAAATATTGTTAATGGTAAAGTTAAAAAATATATGTTCTCATTGGAGAATTTGGCGTGGAGAACATCAGATCAACCAGGTTTTACATATGATGATTTACCTAGTTGTGAAAAAGGACAAAATGGGGGTAGAATAATGTGGTTTCCACCTTATGATATAACATTTAGTGAGGATAGTAAGGCAAATTGGAGTCCAACTTCATTTTTGGGTAGACCTGAACCAATATATACCTATAAGAATACAACAAGAACGGGAAGTTTAAGTTGGAAGATAGTTGTTGATTCACCCGCGATGATGAACACAATTGTTGAAAAACAATTGGCAAATAGAAGTTCTCAAGAGATAAATTCTATTATGGATTCATTTTTTGCGGGATGCGTTAAATACGATATCTATGATTTGGCGGCAAAATTTAATACAATACCGACAAGTGAATTATATACATATCAACAAATTCTTAATGATCCAAGATTAACGGAAGAAGAATATATAAATATTATTAAAGAAGTTCCTGTTAATACTGAAGAAAGTGTTGGTGGTAATCCTGGTAAACCTGGTAATTCTAGTCAGGCTGAAAATGCAAACATTACTACTACTATAGTTGCGAATGCAACCGACCCGATATCTTTAGATACGTTAAACCCATATTTAAATTATGGTTTTTATTTTGAAAATGATTCACCATATTATAATCCAAACATTGTAAACCCTTCAGATCCTGCGGAATGGAAAATTCAAGGACCATTAGGAAGACCACCAGCGGATCCTGTGGATGGGTCATCATTTACTTATGTTGATTACTATAATTATTATATTGAATTACAGGGGACATATAA